GACCGTAACCGTTAAAGTACTGATCCCAGCAAAGCAGGCCGAGAACAGCCAGACCACGCAGTACACCGCCATCAACTGCAAGGCGATCATCGACAAATTCACCGCCACCAACACTAGCGGCGGCAACGTAACAATCGGCGTCAACCTGGTGACCAGTGGCGGCAGCGCTGGCGCGGCCAACCTGATCGTGGACACTCGCAGCATTGCACCGGACGAGACCTACACGTTCCCGGAGTTGGTTGGCCAGGCGCTAGAGACCGGAGGCCTCATCTCTACCATTGCCAGCGCAGCCACATCGCTGACCATCCGCGCATCAGGCCGCGAAATCACCTAAAGGAACGCAGCATGAAAGAATTTATGGTTATCCCCCAGGGCTTTGCAGGCCTGCCGATGGGCGAGGAGTTCATCACCACGGCCGAGAACAAGAAGAACACCGATACCGTCATCGAGGACTGGATGCTCGGCCCCGAGAACCCATCCAACGAGCCAACAGCCAACAAGGTCTTCTGGGTCGCTGTTGGCAAGGCGATGCAGGTGGACGAGAAGGAGGCCAGGCGCCGCCGGTGCTCGAACTGCGAGTACTACGACAACAGCACCATGACGCAGGCTAAAATGGAGCGCATCCCTCGCAACGGCTGGGACACCGAGGCCGGGTTCCGAGGCTACTGCAACAAGTTCGAGTTCATCTGCCACGACTTGCGCGTTTGCCAGGCCTGGGACGAGCGGGAATTTGAGATGGAAGATTGACGGGTTGTCAAAATGTGTGAAAATCAAGTCGCTGAGTCTATCGGGTTGCCAGCGGCTCACCCTGCACAGGAATGCCCGATGAGTCATGCATTGGTTCAGGAAGTCAAAACTGGCACCGAGCCAATCTATCGCCTGGAGGCCGAGCTTCTAAAGCTGCCCCAGGTGAGAATGCCCGTTGAGCACGCCTTCTGTGCCGGCCTGTACGCTCGCACAATGCACATCCCAGCCGGAACCGTCCTGACTGGCGCAATTCACCGAGAGGAATCGTTTTTCTTGGTGCGCAAAGGCCAGTTGATTGTCAGCACAGACAGTGGACCCCGCACCCTCGCGCCAGGTGATATGAGTGTCTCTAAGATTGGCGCAAAGCGTGCTGGAATTACCTTGACTGACGTCGAGGTGACTACATTCCACGCCAACCCAACCAACGAGCAGGAACCGCAAGCGCTGTGGGACTTGTTCACCATTCCGGCGCCAGCACCAGTTCTTGAGGCCTTACAGACGGCGCACTTGGAGAGATAAAAATGACATTCGGACTATCAGGAGCAGCACTGGCCGGCATTGCCGTTGGCGGCTCAACGCTTATTTCAGGGATGATGCAGGCCGATGCAGCATCAAGCGCGGCAGGAATTCAAGGCGCAGCCGCGCAGGCCGGCATTGACGAGCAGCGCAGGCAATTCGATACAGTTCAAAAACTGCTTAAGGATTACACAGAGGCAGGCCCAGGAGCACTTGCAGCGCAGCAAGAATTACTTGGCCTCAAAGGCCCAGAGGCCGAGCGCGCAGCCATTGAGCGCATCAGTGGTGGCGAGACATACAAAGCCCTTGCCGCGCAAGGTGAAAACGCACTGTTGCAGCAAGCATCGGCTACCGGCGGCCTGCGTGGCGGCAACATTCAGGCCGCGCTTGGCCAGTTTCGCCCTCAACTTCTATCCAGTCTCATTGACCAACAATACGGGCGACTCGGCGGCATGACAAGCCTGGGCCAGGCATCAGCGGCTGGTGTTGGGGCTGCCGGGATGCAAACAGGGGCCAATGTGTCAAATCTTTTAGGACAGCAAGGCGCAGCACAAGCCGGCGCTGAAATTGCCCAAGGCAAAGCATTCAGCGCAATTCCATCGGCAATCTCTGGCGGCCTTGGTTTGTTTACTGGCCTGGGAGGGAAATTCTGATGCCAGCACCAATCGACTACAGCGTTCAAATCGCTGACCCAACACAAGCCTTCTTGAGCGCATTCCAAACCGGCGCAAGCGTTCAAGAGGCTAGATTAAAACAAGAGCAGCAGCAACAGCAACTGGCCAACCAGAAGACGATCCAAGAAGGGTTCAACAAGTTGCGTCAGCCAGGCGCAACCGCTGCCGACTATGCCAACCTCTCAATGATGTTGCCAGAGGCGCAAGCCAAGGCCGTGCGCGAAAGCTTTAGCATGTTGTCGGGCGAACGTCAGCAAGCAGCATTACAACAATCTGGACAGGTTTTCTCTGCATTCAAAGCAGGCCAGCCAGAAATTGCCATTAGCCTACTCGAACAACAGATCGAAGGAAAACGCAACTCCGGCGACGAGGCAGGCGCCAAGTTCTTGGAGACCTGGCGAGATGTGGCCAAGGTGAACCCACAAGCCACCGAAGACTATTTCGGGTTCACCATCTCGCAAATGCCTGGCGGAAAAGAAATAACTGAATTTGCCATCAAGATGGGCGCAGAGCGTAGAGCGCAAGCCAAGGCGCCGGCAGAACAAATCGAAGCCGTTGCAAAAGCAGACGCGGCAGTAGCAGACGCAAAGACAAAACAAGCCACAGCCATTACCGCTCCAGACAAGACAGCCGCTGATCTTGCACTGGCAAAAGCAAACGCAGCCAAGGCGGCGGTCGAGGCTAAGTTTTCAGAGCAGGTTGCACTTGCGGACCTTGCAAGCAAAGCCGCCGCCCTTGGCCTGACAAAAGCTCAGACCGGATCGGCGCTGGCCCAAGCTAGAAAACTCAGCCTTGAGTCTCAAATAGCAGTGCTTGAACTGGAGGCACTCAAAGCCGGCACCCCCGACCCGGCCAAAGCATTCGATCAAGAGGAAAAGCTGCGCAAGGAATTCCAAGCCCGCACCAAGGTTTATGGCGAGCTTGGCACTACTTATTCAAACATTGAATCATCCGCCAAAGTAAAAACAGGCCCAGGCGACATTGCGCTAATCACCGGCTTTATGAAAATGCTTGACCCTGGTTCGGTTGTGCGTGAGACTGAATTCGCAACGGCCCGCGATACCGCTGGTCTGTACACAAGACTTGAAAACAGCTTGAAGAAGGCAGAAAGCGGCCAGTTCCTGCAGCCCAAACAACGAGAAGAATTCGTCAACCTTGCCAAGCAATACCTAGACTCAGCGCAGAAGAAGGCAGGCGATGACAGGAAGGCGCTCGGCGTGGTGGTCAAGAACTACAAACTCAACCCTGACAATGTGTTTGGGCCTGAGACAACGGCAACCAACGATCCAAATATCGTGATAGTTGGCGGCCGGAATTACACGCGCCCCGCAAACTTCAATGATGCGCAGTGGGCCGAGTACAAAAAATCAGTGGGGGCGCAATGAGTCCAGAGGAATGGCTGGCATCTCAGACCAAGCAGGCTGCGCCAGCGGCCTCTACGCCCGCTCCCACAGCGCCTGCTGCGGCCCCAATGTCGCCAGAGCAGTGGGCGGCATCACAGCCGAAGATGGGATTCTTTGAAGGCCTGGCTGAATCGATTACCGGCACCGCCCGAGCAACGCCTGAGACTCAAGCGCTGCCCGAGTGGACGAGCATGCCAGAGCTCAACCAAATGAGCGTGGCATCATTCAAGACGGCGCTTGGCTCACTTCTAACCAACCCCAAGGAGACGGTGCAGATTCTGCAGGCCAATTTTCCAGGCGTGCAAGTTCGCCAGGATGCCAAGGGAAATTACCTGCTGCGCTCGTCGGTTGACCAAAAAGAATACGCGATCCCGCCAGGATTCAGCATGGGGGACATTCCTCGCGCAATCGGTGGGCTTGCAGCATTCACACCAGCAGGCCGAGCGGCAACCATCCCCGGCGCAATCGTTGGCGCTGGCGCAACGCAAGCGGCGATTGAGGTAAGTCAAGCGGCAACTGGCGGCAGAACTGGTTTAACAGACCTTGCTGAAATAGGTATTGCAGCAGCCACTGGCCCCGTGGGACAGGTTTTGCAGCGCGTAATCCCTCCGGCTGTACAGGCGGTCAGGAGAGGCGCGCAAAGCGTTACGGGTGGCCGAGCTCCAACCCCTATGCCGACGCCGGCGGCTCGCGTTGAGCCCATGATGGCTCCGGAGATTCCTGCGGCGGTGCCGGAGGTTGTGCCGCCAGTTGCGCCGGCAATGGCCCCGGCCGCAGCGCCTACCGTATCCGTCATCGCAGAAGAAGAAGTCGGAAAGCTGGTCAAGCAAGCCGCTGGCACAGGCTTCGGCTCGGCTGGCGCACGCGACCGGCTGGCCGATCTTGCCCAGGTCAACGTGGCGGCGAAAGAGGCAGCCGAACGCCTGGGCATCCAACTGCCTGCCGATGTGTTCAGCGACAACCCACAAGTTCGAGCAGCCGCAGGCCTGACCCGATCCGCCGCAGGCAGCGAGGCCGAAGCCGCTTGGCGCAATACCGTTACGCAGGCCGTGGACAAGGCCGACGATGTAATCAAGCAGTTCGACGCCACCTTCGTTGAGGGTGCAGTCGCGCCAGGCGTGGTGTCGCAGAAGATCAAAGACTCGCTGACCAAGACGCGCTCAGACCTTAATACTGAAGCGGGCAAAATTTACAATGCGGTCGATGAGGTGGTGCCAAAAACATCGCCGGTCAGCCTGCCAAAGCTCCAAGAAACCCTTGCCGCCGTCAAGGACGAGGTTGGCGAAACTGGCATGTCTGCGGCCGAGCGCAATCTTTCCAAGATGATCGATGAGGGCGGCATCACCTACGGCCGTCTCCAGCGTGAAAAAGGCTTGATCGGCAAGGCCATCAACAAGATGGAGTCGCCCTACGGCAGCATGGCCGAAGCGGACCTCAAGCGCCTGTATGCGGCACTGGCCGACGATCAACTGACGAACGTGGGCAACATCGGCGGCGAGGAACTGCGCCAGCAACTGCGCGCAGCCAATCTGATCTATGCCAAAGAGCGCGCATTGGGCAAGCGCATCGTGAATGCGTTTGGCAATGACATTGAAGGCAGCCTAGCCAACAAGATGCGCACCGCCATCACTGGCGCCGCCAAGGGCGATGCGGGAGAGTTCAACCGCCTACTCAAGACTGTCCCAGAAGACCTGCGCAAAGAGACGGTGGCTACCGCGCTGGCGTCCGTCACGCGCTCGGCC